AATCCGAAGGATTAGCAGAAACAAATGACCCCACGGAGAATCGAACTCCGATCTCCACCGTGAAAGGGTGGCGTACTAGCCATTATACAATGGGGCCGTCTAACCGATTACTCTTTCTAACCAGATATAATCACCATACTTTTCACGAGCCTTAGCATAGGCGTTGTATTGGCTAAACGCGACAACATATCCTACAAAACGATTATTTTGAAAAACACGCCAAGAAATAGCAGCATAGCAGTATGTAGTATTCATGCTGTTATTCTAACTATCGTTATCGGTTTGTCAATACGATAACTTTATTGTTTCTAACTCCTTACCACACAACACTTTGCGTCAAATCGGCGGCCGCGGCTTTGCCCTAAACCCTTGTGGCACAAGGACTTAGGACAAAGTTACGCTAGAAAGAAAGTTTAGAAAAGAAGACTAGCCAAACCCGTCTTGAAGGCAACCCCACCAAGGAGGGGACGACGCACATTGCGAGTCCTTTCAGCATAGAAGTTGCGAATCTTACCATCAGGAGTCTGAGCAGTTACAAGATGCTTAGTACGCTGAAAGTTATTATCGTATCGACGATAACGACTCTTACTATTCAGTCTAGCGAGATAGTCATCGCTAAACTCGTGAACGTCAATCACCTTAGCCATGAATCGCTCGTAAGTACCAGTGACAGGCTGAAGATATTCGAAGTTGTAAATATCTCCGACCGACGCACAAGTCAAACTAGAGCGAAGACCGCTATACAGATGAAACAGAGCAAAGCCAAGAACGGCAGACAAAGCAGCAAACCCAAAGCAACCATACATGAAAACCTCGTTCATAAAAACCTTTCTTAGTAGTGAAAAACTCAGTATACCAGCAAAAAATATCTTGTCAAGTACCAGCCATAATATACTACATAATCACCAATCTCCGTAATCTGATTCATACAAACCATACTGTTCATCTAAACCCCAACCAGCCGACTCCATTGCGGAATCATGGTCACCATCCATGCTGTCATCCTCATGACCATTATACAGGTCATACAGGTACTCGGCAAAAAGAATATCACTAGGATCATGCTCAACAATCATATCATCATCCTCCTCATAAGAGTGTTCGGGATCGAACTCTGGCGAATCATCCTCAAAATCATCAAAATGATTCTTTCGATCATCTTCGTCGTGAAAATCGTTATAATCGTCATAAAGGGGATCGGGGTGACTCATGACTATTCCTTTACCATTAGAGAAAAATAACAGAAACCAAAGTAGGCCACAAGAAACAGTATAGCGTTCATTATTTCAGTTTACAACCCCTCCCAAAAGGTATCTTCTTCGGGAGCCGCCGGAATCAAATCGTCCACAACCCCGATTACTTCTGCCCAATCCCAATAGTTGATTTCGAGATTAGGATCGTCAATCGGCTCGACCATAGGCTCAATCGTGCCCATCTCGGCCAGTTCGGCAAGAATCGTATTCACATCTTCGAAGTCGTTGAGCATCTTTTTCTCTCAGGGTGATATGCTGATTCTACAGAGTATTATCGGCCTGTCAACCCCACCACCTACAGTTTTTTTCTTGCGATGTTGTAAAGGTTGATTGGCATAGTATTTGCTGGTCGCATTTCACCTAAGTGCTTGTGGCATAAGGGTTTGCGTCAAACCGGGCCGCGCCTTTTAGTCGTAAAGTCTTACAACCAAAGGCTTTAGGTCATGATTCAAAATCCACAAAGATAATCTGGTTATATCCTCGCGGCTTCACAGTATATCCATCACCATAGTCATAGGTGTCGGCCTTTACAGCAGTCATATTTGCCAATGCTTTAGCCTGACGCACAACGCTACGCTGAGATTCTGCATTACGAGGAGCAAACTCATAACGCTTTACCCAACCATAGTTAGGCTCGCCACCAAACGTATCAGTAACCGTCACAACACACTTAGACTGTCTCATCTTTCTTTCTCCTTTAGTTAAAACCTTACTATACCAGATCAAATAAACTTGTCAAGACCACCAGTTTTTGGCTGACTATACCCACCTAACCCGAATCCGAAGGATTAGATAATACAAGGTCAAGTCTCAACAAAATCAGTAAGTTCGTTCTGATTAAACAGACCAAACTGGCCGTTCTCATCCTTGACAAAAAACATGATGAGAGGCTTTCCGTTCTCGACGATAACGTCAAAACTGTTTACGGTAACCTTAGTACCCGAAAGAGTCTTAGCGGTCATGGTCACTACGCTGGTGATATCGTTGGTAATCATATGTTCCTCTTGTGTTCTTGTATTCTACATATCGTTATCGGCTTTGTCAAACGGTTTCTTTAAAAAAACTTTTGGCATAAAAATCGCCCTCCGATTTGTCGTAAAGTGTTGTGCAGCAAGGACTTAGGTTAACTGTTCACAACCCATGCTGCTATACATCCGATCACAAACGAAACCGCCAGTGTAATCTTGTCAAATGTACGCATATTCAGTCCTTTTTTATTGGAAAAACAATATCACAAACAAGATAACTACCAACAATGCCAGCAATAAATCCCACACCGATTTGTACCCAGTTAATATCGACCATCCGTGATCCCTTTCTTTATGGAATAATCATATAATCTTGAGTCACGATAGTACCATCCTCAAACTCTGTACCATTGTCCAGATACCATGTATAGTTTTTCTGATAAACTTTCATGGGGCTATACTGGTTGATACGCTTTTTCGTGGTATGGGTCCGCCATCCTCCGCTGTTGAGCATCACGCTATCGTCGGGATAAATCACCACAACATTTGTTCCGTGCAGTTCGATGGCAACGCTACCATCGGCCTGAATGTATGCGTAGGTATTGTTTCCAACCTTACGCTGGCCCCGATTACGCTTTCCGAGAACCATCTTAGTTGCTTCGGCGTGAGTCATTTTGTTTTTCCTTAGTGGTGATAACCTTATATCGACATCTTACAGGCTAAACTTTACTTGTCAACCACGATTCTGAAAATACTCGCGGATCCTTTTCATATCCCGTCGATTCTCAAAAAAGGTGACGATTTCGACATACATCATATAGCCCAGAATCATTAAAAATGCCAGTCCAAACATTTGTTTTCCTTTAAGCAGTTTTGATTAGATGGCCGATGTAGCATCCAAGCCCGAAACAGGTCATGATGGTGAACGTGCTAAAAATCATAGGAATCATTTTTTACCCTTTGCTTTTATATCGACATTCTACAGGCCATACTTTAGAAGTCAACAAAAAAATCAAAAACTTTCTACACAGCAAATACTATGCCATAAAAGTTTGGCACAAAATTTTCGCCCGCAAATTTGTTGTAAACCCTTGTCAACAAAGGACTTACATCAAATCCGATATGCAAACGATGTGCCGTTATTTTTTGGCACAAGATTTGCTCTACCCCTCCGAAAAGGGGGATACCTCCTCACCGCAAGCGGCTACTGCCTCGTACTGACTACGCAGGGCCTCTACCCTCTCTCGACTACCCGGCTTACCAATCTTGACAATCATAAGATCCTCACCCCCACTAAAGCGTGGGTCGATCTTTTCGGCCTTGGTCTTGCCAGACTTTGCTAGCGACTTACGATTGAACTTCAAAACTTTCTCGCTGCGGATCGGACCATACATTCCATCGGCCAGACTAGGCTGGTGACGAATAGCGATTCCGAGAAAGCACATGCGGGCTTGACGTTTGGCATCTTCGATGATCTTGAACTTGGTAGCCATTTTCTTTTCCTTGGTTGTGATGATGGAGTCTAGCAAACTTTTCTCGTCTTGAATACCCCTCTTATGGGTGAGCGTTCATGAATCTCTCCGCAGCCTGCGAAGTATTGAAGGTTGCGACAAGTTTACGGGAATAGCCATTCGGAAACCTACGCTCCCGATAAACCTTAAACTTACCCTTCGCCACGATTAGAACTAACATTTCATTTCTCTCTTTCTTTCTGTTATTCTATCAAACTTTTTCGCCGTCACAACCCCCCTACTGAGGGATCGGCCAAATCTGTACGTCAGCCTCACAATGTTCACCGCAAGAGGGACAAAGCCCATGCTCCGCGTGAACCGGAGTCATTTCAGCACCACAACAATCGGAAACGATAAGGATGTCATTCATCATCTTAAACTCTCTCTTTCTTATATCTCTATATAGAGCAATCGGTGTGCCAATCATAGATTATTTTTTTTTGCGTTTCGCTCGGGAAAAACGCTATGACATTTTTTGTGCCTAGATATTGAGCGTAGCATTTTGCTACAGTGGTGTATCATTTTGCTACGCATAACTCGGCCTAAAACTAGGGTGGTGTAGCATTTTGCATCACCCCCTAGCGGCGGGGATGACATTTTTTGAGCAGCATATCGTTTGGCATGGCATTTGCTGTGCTGATTTGACGTAAGTACTTACAGTATAAGGGTTTACGTCGATTTTGCGGCCGCAAATTTGACGTAAAGTGTTGCGTCACAAGGAGTTACGCTGACTATAGCCCACCTTGCCAAACCGATAGGTTATGCTAGGACAATCCGTCAAATGTACATTTGTACATCACCACTTAGGGGGGTAACTTCCCAACCATACCATATGGTCTCGGTACTCCCTCGCATGGGGGGTGCCATGCCTCTTTCGGATGAGCCGCAGTTGAGCGGCCAGCGTACCCCTATAAATGGGGGATGGGTCACGCTGAATCCATTCTCCGATCCACTTGGAAGCCGGAACCGCCACGAGAAGTCTATGGTCGAAAACCATCATAGTATACATCCTTTCAGTTAGCGGTTTCCATCACTTCGAGCGAGACACACTTGTCGGTGTAGATCGAACGATAGCCCTGTTCACATTTCACGGTGAGCAGCATACGATCACCGAAGTGCCGAACCTGGACCACTTCACCGTTTACGATTTCACCGTTATCATATTCCGCGAAAACAAAATCACCGATCTTCATTTCTTTCTCTCTTTCTTGTGTCTAGATTCTATCGAAACTTTTCCGCCGCGTCAACCCCCTCAACTGACGGAGGCGTTCATAAACCTTTCGGCTTCATAGGAAGTTTTGAAGGTTGCGACCAGTTGACGGGAATATCCGTTTGGATACTTCCTCTCACGGTAAACCTTATACTTACCCTTCACGACGATCAGGACTAGCGTTTCCATTTCTCTTTCTCTCTTTCTCTCTTACTTCTTATATCGACATTATACAGGCCATACTTGAGATTGCAAGAAAAATCCAAAGATTTTTATGTCAAGAGATTTTGACAAAACTTTTCACGATTTTCATAGTATTTGGCACACGGTTTGCTAGGGCAAATACCATACCATAGAATATATTATTTTCGGCACGATACTTGCTCTGGGCATTTGTCGTAAGTGCTTATGGTGCAACACTTTACGTCAAATTCGCGGCCGAAAATTCGTCGCAAACCCTTATGCCACAAGGGTTTACGTCGAATCTCTGTACACTAGTGTACGTTTGATCACCCCTCCGAAAAGGGGGATACTTCCTCGCCGCAGGCCATGATCGCGGCATACTGTTGTGCCAGTGCTGCCTTGCGTTCGGGCGAACCCGGCTTGCCAACCTTCACGATCATCAGATCATCACCCCCCTTGTAGCGGGGATCGGCCTTCTCAGCCTTCACGCTACCAGCATGACGCAATGCCTTCCGATTGAACTTCAGAATCTTTTCAGAACGGATCGGACCATACATCCCATCGGCAAGGGACGGCTGGTGCGGGATTGCGATTCCCAGGAAGATCATACGGGCTTGTCGCTTGGCGTCTTCGATGATCTGAAACTTGGTGGCCATAATCTTTTTTCCTCTTGGTGATGAATGGATTCTAGAAAGTTTTTCCCGCCGCATCAACCCCCACAGTAGGGGGTCAGGCAAAATCCTCCTCGCCTGCGAAATCGTCGAGCCATTCGTCATCCGTTTCGGGGTATTCGTCACCCATGATCGGGTCGTAGCCCTCTCCATCGTCGAGGCCCGGAATGTAATCGGCTTCGTCGCCGTATCCCGTTTCCCAGATGCTACCATCTTCGGCTACCATTTCTTCCCAACCCTTGAAGATTTCCTCTTCGTTGATTTCGCTCATGTCGTAGATAAAGTCGTTGCTCATGATCTTTTCCTCTTTGGGTTTCTTTCTATATCGGGATTCTACAGGCCGAAACTTGAATCGTCAACCGGGAAACTTTTCGATTTTTCAGAACGACGAGAGAAGATCGAAATCTTCCCAGCCGCTGATCTCGACCGCATCGTAAACGGTGCGACCGACGAGAAAAGCCGGACCAACCGGGATGATCTCGAAAGTCTTTCCGTTTTCGCCATAGAGCCTGATCAGTTCGTTGTGAATGTCTTCAGCGTGAATCATTTTCTTTTTCCTCTTGGTTTCTTTCTATATCGGCATTATACCATGCCAACTTGAGAAGTCAACAAAAATCTTCCTTACAATGTCGTAAGGTTTCAGTGAGCAAATATCGTGCCAAAAAATTTTTTATTCTTTGGCATACGATTTGCTGTTATCATTTGATGTAAGTCGTTACGTATCAACACTTTACGTCAAATCGGCGGGCAAAAATTTGACGTAAACCCTTACCAGATAAGGATTTACGCCAAAACTTATCGCAAACGGTATGCCGTTATTATTTGGCACAGCATTTGCTATACCCCCTCTCAGGTGGCATGAATGAACACGCGTTCACTTACTGTATGGTTGGTCAGTGTAACAATCCAGTTCTTACCACTACCATCTTCTCGCATGATGGCGTTGATGATACCTACATGAGCGTTACCCTTTGGGTCGATAACGCTACCATACTTGCCGGAACGCATAGCGGCCAGAATCTTGTCAAGGCTATTCATTTCTTTTTCCTAGATTAGAGAATCGTACCATCACCACGAATACGGTACATGATCCCACCGATACTGTACAGATAGATACCTTCGCCCATGTTCTGCACGAACGTCGCGGAATATCCATGACGGGCGACAAGGCGGCGAATCGTGTTTTGGATTTGAATGGTCATTTCTTTTTCCTTATCGGGCTACGGCAATCATACCGTTGAAATGCGAGAAAGTCAACGTGAGAGCCCTATCGGGATACTTCTCATTGATGTACTTCTGTGCAGTAGCCTTACGGTTATCCGTAGCACCAACGTACTGAACAACCGTACCATTCTTATCCATCACCTTCCAAACCTTCTTCTGCACGATACGCGGAAGGCTGTTGATGAAGTCGTTAGTGTGAATCGTCTTTTCCATTTTCTTTTTCTTTTCTTTCTTTCGCTCTATTATACTTATCGGATTTTAGCCTGTCAATACCTTAGAAAAATATTTTTTAGCAGATTGCGAAATCGTTCACAACGTAGCCCATTTCGTCAATCTGGATGAATCCGCCATCATCGCAGAATCCCAGATCTTCGTCGATTGCGATTTCGTTATCATTCGCACGAACACGCTCCAGCAGATCGCCAGCGAACGCGACATGATTCACGAACGTGTCCAGCGTAGTGGTGTTGATAAGGTCGTGAAGTTCAGTAACGGTGTTAAGAACGATCATGTTTTCCATTTTCTTTCTCTCTTTCTTTCTCTCTTACTTCTTATATCGACATTATACCATCTCTTTCTGTAGCGTCAACAAAAAAGTTTTCTTAAAATATCGTAAGGTTTCTCGCAGCAAATATCATGCCAAAAATATTTTTTCTGATTGGCACAAGATTTGCTTTGACATGATTTGGCACACCGTTTGCTGTGTCGATTCGTCGTAAGTCGTTATCCCACAAGGGTTTACGTCAAAAATTTCCCATACAATTTTACCTAAACCCATGCCACATAAGCACTTACGTCAATATAGAGATTGACACGATCTACTGTTTGGTAAGATGGGGGTTTTTTCATTTTTGGGTAGTCTGCGTAGATTTTTCGGAAAAATGCCGGGTGGTGCAAACATAATAAGGACCCACAAATATAAATGTATCACCTAAACCTAACTATTTAAACCCACAAATAAAAAAGGCACAGAGAAAACCCTGCGCCTCTTTTACATAAATCTATAATATTACCGCTATTTAATAGTTATAACCGCCCCACAAGTTATATACATAAGGACCACTAGTATAATAGTACTGATAGTTATATATAACATTAGGATAAGGTTGAACAACCACTGGCTGAACAACCACATTATTTTCCACAATTGGCACATACTGTACACTCTGCACAACATTAACATAGTATATTGGAGCAGAGTATTGTATAGGAGCCGGAACTTGTTGAACCACAATAGGAGAAACAATTGTATTGTGATGATTTCTTGACCAACAAGCCCCCATACTGCTAAAAATAACCAAACCTAATAGTAGAATTTTACTCATACATTATTACCATTGTCAACAGCTTCTACTGGCTTATTCTTGCATGGGCGACCACGAGCCTTCTTAATAGCTAGCTTTCTTCTTTGCCTTCTAACCATTGCTGTTGTAATATTTTGTCCTGTCATGCTACTTAACTTAGCAGCTAAAGCCTCATCATTAAATAGCAAATGATTATTATGAATAAAATCTGTTTCTGTACTTGTCCACTTTTTATAATTTGCCATAAACCTACCTCTTTTTAAAAGAATATTGACTAAAAACCAATCAACATTACTATACTAATGTATTGACAAGTTTCACGCAAGGAAAAATTTATGAAAGTTGACAAAAATAATATTATTGGTTCTGTATTAGATATTCGCTCTAGCGGTATTGATATCACAGACGATCTTAATAAACCAGATGGAAAAACCATAGCAGAATTACTAAATGACCAAGAAACAAACGAAAATAAAAAAAATAACCAAAACAAAAGCAAATAAAAATAATTCGGCCAAACCCAAAGACCTTCCTAACGGGGTTGATGAAAAAGAATTTTTAAAAGTTCTAGATAATATTAGCAAAAGACTAGGACACAAATTCAAATTTGGATATCATGATTTTGACGATATGAAGCAACAAGCTGCTATATTTGCTATGGAAGGACTAGAAAAATATGATAATAGTCGCCCATTAGAAAACTTTTTATGGACACATGTAAGAAATCGTCTTTTTAATTACAAACGAAATAATTACCAAAGGCCCGACAAACCATGTTTAGCCTGTCCATTTTTTGATAAAACATATCAGTGTAGTAAAAATCAATGCTCAAAATATTCTGATAAAAGTGAATGTGAATTATATTCGTCATGGAGCAATCGTAACGAAGCAAAAAAGAACATTATGCAACCATCTCATATTGAGCACGACCCCCAACATTCATCAGCGCACTTTACCTCTCTTATTCAAAATCAAGAAATTATTAAATTTTTAGATGAAAATATTAACTCTGAATATAGAGAAAATTATTTAAAACTAAAACATGGACTAAAAATCCCCAAGCAACAACTTGTTAAATTACAATTTTATATAAAAGAACTAATGGAGACAAAACAATGGCAAACATTGTTCCCAAAAAACGAGGACAATTAAGCTTAGATGAAGAACAATTTATAAGAGATAATTTTGGCTCCTTAACTCTTGATCAAATAGCTAATCATCTTAATAGAAGCACCGCCCCCATACAAAGATATATTAATGAAACCAGATTAGTTCCATCTAATGAACAAAATGATCACACCTATCTTCTGCAAAAATTACACACCAAAACATTTTGGAGTGAGATAACACGACAATTTGACAAAGATAGTGGAGAACTTCAATATTTTGAAGATACATGGATAGGATTAATAAAACAGTTTCGAGAAGATGTTTTACCAGCAGAAGAACTTCAAATTAAACAATTTATAACTATTGATATATTAATTAATAGAAGTATGAAAGAAAGAAAAAGACACATTAGTGAAACAGAAAAACTTCAACGTATGGTTGATGAAATTTATAATAAACCAGAAGCTGAAAGAGATATTCCACGACTAGCTAATCTAGAAACTCAATTAAGTTTTGCCCGAAATAGTATTGCTAATTATACGAATGAATATACTAAACTATTAAATGAACAACAAAAAATAAGCAAAGACTTAAAAGCAACCAGAGAGCAAAGAATCAAAAGAATAGAAGATGGAAAAAGTAGTTGGACAGGACTAATAAGAATGCTAGAAGACGAAGAAATAAGAGAAAAAGAAGGACGAGAAATGGAAATTTTAGCAATGGCCGTGGAAAAAAGCAAGAATGATTTATACTCATACCATTCTTATCAAGATAAAACTATTGACAAACCATTCTTAAACTCAGAGAGCGTATCAGAAAATGACTAAATCCGCAGTTATTACAGGAATAACAGGACAAGATGGTAGTTATTTAGCAGAATTATTGCTATCAAAAGGATATGGCGTTACTGGACTATATAGACGATCTAGTTCTACTAATTTTACAAGAATACAATCTATTATTAATCATCCAAGATTAATTTTAGAAGAATTTGATATTACAGATCCTAGTGATACTTTTGAAGTTATAACAAAATATCGCCCCCAAGAATTTTATAATCTGGCCGCTCAAAGTCATGTGGCCACCAGTTTTAAACAGCCCACAACAACATTTGAAATTGATACTATTGGAGTAATTAATATTTTAGAAGCTATTAGAAAATTTTCAACTACTACTAAATTTTATCAGGCTAGTACTAGTGAAATGTTTGGATGTAATTATAGTGAAAAAAATAATATAAAGTATCAAAATGAAAATACTCCTTTTATGCCACAAAGCCCGTATGCTATTGCTAAACTAGCTAGTCATCGTATGGTTCAAATATACAGGGAGTCATATAAAATATACGGATGCTGTGGAATATTATTTAATCATGAAAGTCCACGACGCGGAGAAAATTTTGTAACAAGAAAAATAACCAATTATATAGGTAAACTACAAAATAATTTAATACCAAAAGAAGAAAAATTAAAACTAGGAAACTTAGAAGCTAGCAGAGACTGGGGACATGCTAAGGATTATGTATATGGTATGTTTTTAATGATGCAACAAAGTGTTCCTGATGATTATGTTTTAGCAACTCAACAAACATACACAGTTAAAGATTTTTTAATAAAAGCATTTGGTTTAATAGATAAAGATTATATGGACTATGTTGAAATTGATCCTAATTTATACAGACCATCAGAAGTGGAATATTTAAGGGGCGATTCATCAAAGGCTAGAGAAAAATTTAATTGGATACCTAAAATATCTTTTGATAATTTAGTTAATGATATGATAAAAAGTGATATTGAGAAATATAAAAACTATGCATAGAAATTTTAATGATCCTCTTTATAAGAAGTGGCGTAAAGATGTTTATACTAGAGATAAATTTCAATGTAGATGGCCGAATTGCGCGAGTAAGAAAAAACTAAATGCGCATCATATTAAAACTTGGGCACATTTTCCAGGATTAAGATTTGATGTTAATAATGGAATTACGTTGTGTAAATACCATCATGATCTTATTAAAGGTATGGAAGAAGAATATAGCTATTCATTTTTAATGATTTTACTCAATAGTAAATAGAGGACAATTTAAATGATAATATTAAATAATAGTATAACAATCAAACCACCAGCATTTAGTGATATTAAGACCAATAAAGTTATCAATCCCGATCCGATAACACTAGATAAATTATCAGTAATATATATAGATAACGAAGAAAATAAACTACTATTAGCACAAATTAAAAATATACCAAGCAACATAATACTTTATCAAAATCAAGACTATGATAACCTTGGAGATTGGACAAGATCTCAGGCAGAATCAAGACTATTAGAAATAATAGGGCCAAATGTTGAAAGCTATCTTCAGTCCCTATTTCCTGCAACACTAGAACAAGATCCTGATGGACCAGGAAGCATATTAACAGATATGATAAAAACACTAGGAATAAGTAGTTCTCCTAATTGTGCTTGTAGAAGACATGCTATAGAAATGAATCAAAAGGGTGTAGATTGGTGTGATAATAATATTGGAACAATTATGGGGTGGCTACAAGAAGAAGCGTCTAAAAGACACTTACCTTTTGTTGAAATTGTAGCAAAAGCTATTGTTCAAAGAGCCATAGCAAAATCTCGAAGAATACAAAAACAAAAACAGAAATTAAATGAGCAATAATAAATATGATGACTTTACTATCATAGTTGATACTAGAGAACAACAACCATGGACTTTTAAAAATCATGCGGTTGCTAATAAAAAATTAGACACTGGTGATTATAGCATAGAAGGATTAGAAAATATTCTTGGTATCGAAAGGAAGAAAAGTATTAGCGAATTTGCTAATAATATAACAGAATCACGATATCAAGATGTTGTAATGAGATTGAGTCAACTTAAATATTCATTTTTATTATTAGAATTTGATCTTGAAGATGTTTTAATATATCCTATTGGAAGCACTGTTCCTAAGAGGATGTGGGATAAAATCAAAATAAGTCCAGCATTTTTAATTAAAAATATTTTAGAACTAGAACTAACACATAATATAAAAACTATGTTTTGTGGAAGTTCAGACAATGCTCAAAAGATGGCAGAATACATTCTTAAAAAGGTAAATTATATTGAGCGATATTCAACCAAAAATATTTGATGATGCTTGGCTCGGCTTAGGAGATTTAAGCAAGCTAAATATTACTAAAAATGTAATGATCCATAGATCAGAAAAGGAAATAGAGAATCCTGATCTGCATCTTATGAGAATCTTAATTAATCCAAAATATATTGGTAGCATGGTTAAAATGCTATTTAATATAGAATTACATCCTATGCAAGTTGTTATTTTGCAAGAATTTTGGATAAGAGCATTTCCTATGTATATAGCTAGTCGTGGTTGGGGTAAATCTTTTCTTTTAGCCTTGTATTGTATTATCAAGTGTACTTTTTGTCCTGGAACTAAAATAGTTGTTGTTGGCGCAGCATTTCGTCAAAGTAAAATTATATTTGAATATATGGAAACTATTTGGAGAAATAGTCCAATATTACGTAGTATATTTAATGGAAATGATGATGGTCCAAGACGAGACGTTGACCGATGTACGATGAGATTAGGAGACAGTTGGACTATAGCTATTCCTATGGGCGACGGTAGTAAGATTAGAGGTTTAAGAGCACATATTATTATTGCTGACGAATTTGCATCTATAAGTCCTGATATTTATGAAACAGTAGTCTCAGGATTCGCAGCAGTATCTGCTAGCCCTATACAAAACGTTAAAGAACAAGCAAAAAAGAAGGCTATGATAGATGCTGGAATATGGAATGACGAACTAGAAGTTTTAAATACTAAGATGGGAAATCAAGCTATAATTTCAGGAACAGCTGATTATGATTTCAAGCATTTTGCCAGTTATTGGAAAAGATATAAATCTATTATTGAAAGCAAAGGAGATCAGAGGAAATTAGAAGAAATATTCAAAGGAGAAGTGCCAGATAATTTTAATTGGAAAGACTATAGTATTATTCGCATTCCTTATGAACTTATTCCAAAAGGATTTATGGATGATAAACAGGTTAGTAGAGCTAAAGCTACTATACATACTGGTATATATAATATGGAATATGCCGCATGTTTTGTAAAAGATAGTGAGGGATTCTTTAGAAGAAGTTTGATAGAGGGGTGCGTAGTATCAGATTCAAAACCAGTCATTATTGGTGAGAAAAAAATTATATTTGATGCAGTAGTTCAAGGTAATACTTCATGTGAATATGTTTATGGGATAGACCCAGCTAGCGAACAAGATAATTTTAGTATTGTAGTCTTAGAAAAACATCCAGATCATAATAGAATAGTTTATTGTTGGACAACTAATAGAAGTAATTTTAAAGAAAGACAAAAAACAGGACTAGTTAAAGAATATGATTTCTATGGATTTTGTGCTAGAAAAATTCGTAACCTAATGAAAATATTTCCATGTACTAGAATCGGAATGGATGCTCAAGGAGGAGGAGTAGCTATTGAAGAAGCTTTACACGATCCTAGCAAGCTTGAGGAAGGTGAAAATTTGATTTGGCCAATAATTGATCCAAATAAATACAAAGAGACGGATGACCAAGCAGGATTACATATTCTTGAACTTGTTCAATTCGCAAAAGCAGAATGGACAGCACAAGCTAATCACGGTTTAAGAAAAGATTTTGAAGATAAAATTTTATTATTTCCAAGATTTGATAATCTTACTCTAGGATTAGCATTAGATGCTGAAGGAAAAGATATTATGACAGGAAATATAGATAACCTATATGATAGTCTTAGTGAATGTATTTTAGAAATTGAAGAATTAAAAAATGAATTAACAACTATAGTAATGACACAAACTAGTACTGGTCCCAATGCAAGAGACAGATGGGATACGCCAGAAATAAAATTAGCAGGAGGAAAAAAGGGCCGTTTAAGAAAAGATAGATATAGTTCATTATTAATTGCCAATATGATAGCAAGACAATTGACCAGATCATTAAAGCCATTACAATATGATGTCATTGGTGATAATGCTAAAAATGTTGTTCACAATGATGGCAGAATGTATAAAGGCCCAGATTGGTTTACTTCCGCTGTAAATGACGATGATATTTATGGTGGAATTTATAGATAAAAGTGTATGATTATCTATGATCTTATTACAATAGAACTATAATAGAATTAAAATATGGCTAAAAAACCCGAAAAAGATCCAATAAAAAACGCAAGCTCTATTCCAGAAGACGCCTATGTAACATGGGGCGAAGATCTACAAAGTAAAAAAGATGCATTAAGAGTAACTTCAGAATCTTTAGAAGATACAGGCATACAAAAAACATCAGCCATAAGAAGATATGGCTTAGACTATTCTAATTTAGATGGTTTTAATAGTGGACGCCCGGGCTTAACAAGAAGCGATTATTACTATTTTAGACCAGACGAAGCTCCTCCCGTTAGACTAAAAGAAATAATAAAAAAAGCAGAAGATATATATCAAAGAGTAGGTTTAGTTAAAAATGTTATAGATCTCATGGGTGATTTTGCAAGTCAAGGCATAAGACTTGTTCATAGAAATAAAAGAATAGAAAGATTTTATCGAAGATGGTTTGATAAAGTTGGAGGAAAAGAAAGAAGTGAAAGATTTTTAAATAATCTATATAAAACCGGAAATGTTGTTATAGATAAAAGAACAGCTAAAATTAGCTTAAAAGTTACAGAAAAATTATATCAGAGTCTTGGAACATCTGATGTTCAAATATCAGATATAGAAAATATAAATATTGAAAAAAGAGAGATACCATGGAAATATACTTTTATTGATCCAGCATTTGTAGAAGTATCCGCAGGACCATTATCCTCATTTCTTCATGATAAAAAATATGAATTGCTATTACCTGGAACTATTAGAAAATTAATTAATAATCCTAAGACAGATCAGGAAAAAGAGATTGTTTCTAATTTACCAGAACAAATAATTGAAGCAGCAAAAACTAAACAAGGATATCCATTAAATTCAGATAAAGTATGTGTTTTTCACTACAAAAAAGATGATTGGCAAGCTTGGGCGTATCCTATGATTTATGCTATAATGGATGATATTACAGTGATAGAAAAGCTCAAGCTTGCTGATATGGCTGCCTTGGATGGTGCCATATCTAATGTTAGAATTTTTAAATTAGGAAGCTTAGAGCATAAGATAGCCCCAACAAAAGCGGCAACTTCTAAGCTAGCTCAAATATTAGGAAATAATGTTGGCGGAGGCACGATGGATATTATCTGGGGTCCAGATATTGAATTGATAGAAAGTAAAACTGCCGTACATCAATTCTTAGGAGAAAGTAAATACGTGCCGCATATGAATGCTATTTATGCTGGACTAGGTATCCCTCCAACACTAACAGGAACATTTGGTGCTGCTGGCACAACAAATAATTTCATTTCTTTAAAAACATTAACACAGAGACTTCAGTACGGCAGAGATGTTTTAACTAAATTTTGGGAAAATGAAATAGCACTAGTACAAAAAGCTATGGGTTTTAAATATCCAGCAAAAGTAGAATTTGACAAAATGGATTTAAGTAATGAAGATAGCGAAAAAGCTCTACTTGTACAACTAGCAGATAGAAATTTAATAAGTGATGAATTATTACAAACTAAATTTGGATTCGATCCCGATATGGAAAAGAGCAGACTTAACAGAGAAAAAAGAGAAAGAGAAAGTAGTAGAATGGTAAAAAAAGCAGGACCATGGTTTGATCCAGAATTAGAGAATTCACTTAAGAAGATAGCTCTTCAATCAGGTAGTGTAGCTCCTAGTCAAGTTGGTCTTGAGTTAGAAAAAAAGAAGAGTGGAGAAAAAACTGCTTTGGAGCAAAAAACTCCGTCATTACCAAGTCTAAATAGCTCTCCTAAAACCATACCTTCTGCACAACCTGGGCAGCCACAGGCTGGTAGACCTAAAAATTCCACAGATACTACTAAAAGGAAAACAAAAGTATTTAAACCTCAGACTGGTGCTAGTTTAAGTATATGGGCATCAAAAGCTCAAGATAAAATTAGTGAAATTATCAACCCTATATTATTAGAATTTTATAATAAGAAAAATTTAAGAAGTTTATCATCCGCAGAAACAGAAGAACTAGAGACAATAAAAACAAAAATATTATTTTCTATAGATCCATTTTGTAAAATAAATAAAGATATGATTATATCGACAATGTCATCTTTGGATTCTAATAATCAAAAAGAAATTTTATCAAATTATCTAACTTGGATTAAAAATATTAGTAATGATTTAAATAATGAACTATCTGTTGAAGATCAAAAACAGGCTAAAGCTGCTTTTTATTCTATGGTGTATATAGATTAATATCTTAATGGAGAATAATTATGAAAATTTTTGCAGCCGAAATAAATGATGGTTTGGAGCATCTTTTACAAAGTAAAGCATCAATAACATATTCAAGCATCGCTGAGCCATGCTTAGAAAAAAAACCTTCTTTTAAAACTTGCAGAGCTATGGCCGCTGTTAATGATGAAGATTTATATTATGTTCAATCTATTTTAGTTAGTTCTAGTTGGAATAAAAATGATGATATATTTGATAAAGCAGAAGTGTGGGTTGCAAGAAATACTCCTGAAGATAAACCTACAAACTTAGAACATGATGAAAGTGTTATAATTGGTCATATTACTTCTAATTGGCCAATTACAGAAGATGGAACAATCATAGATTCAAACATAAATATGTCTGAACTACCAGATAAATATCATATATTAACTGGTTCTGTAATATATAGAGCATTTACATCGCCAGATCTAAAAGACAGAGCAGAAAAATTAATATCAGAAATAGAATTTGGACAAAAATATGTTAGTATGGAATGTTTTTTTAAAGGTTTTGACTATGGCTTAATGAATAAAGCTAATGGAACATATAAAGTATTAGGAAGAAATGAAAATACCGCGTATTTAACTAAATATTTAAAAGCATACGGTGGTCTTGGCGAGCACGAAGGGTATAAAATTGGTAGAGTTCTTAGAAATATAACCTTTTCTGGAAAAGGCTTTGTTGATAAACCAGCTAATCCTGATAGTGTTATTTTTAATAAAAATCTTATCGCTCAAACTGTTTGTGAAAATTTAACAGAAAAAAAAGAAGATTTATCAATTTCAGGTGTATCAATTAATCAGTTAACCTCTAATGTGGAGAATAATATTATGAGTCTAGACAATCAAACTATAGCAGAAGAACTTAAAACCGAAGTAGCTGAAGTAGCAACAGAGGTTACTGAAACTACAGTAGAAGCTGCCGTAACAACAGAACTAGAAGCCGAAATGATGAATAAACAAAAAGAGCTAGATACCCTAAAATCAGCTTATGATACATTAAAGACTCAAAAAGAAGAAGAGATGGCTGCTATTCAAACAAAATGGGATGAAGAAAAAACCATGATGAAAAAGCAACAAGAAGAAATGGCCATGATAATGAATGAAATGAAAGCAGAATTAAATAAAGCAAATGAAACAATAGCTGCTTACAAGAATAAAGATGAAGAAATGAAAAAGAAAGAAAAAAAGGCAAAAAGATTAGCCACTCTTATAGAAGTTGGTGTAGATAATACTTTAGCAGCAACTACTGTAGATAAACTTGAGTCGGTTGACGATGAAACTTTTGCAGCTATGACATCCTTGTTTTCGGCTAAAAAAGTTGCTTCGGAGGAGACCACTATAACATCTGAGACTTCAAAAGAAGAAGCTTCAGAAAATATAGCCGACCCTTCTGTTCTTGAAACAGCCGAAGTTGAGGCCGATATTAATCTAAGTGTTGGTGGTGAAACAACAGAATCACATATAGAAGCAACACGTGCAGCATTGGTAGAATTTGTTTCTAGCAGATTAGGTAAAAAATAATAAAACCTCAAAGGGAGAATTAAAATGGCTCTTAAACCACATCGCGTAGAATCTTACACCGACGTTTCATACTTTATGAATACAACTGGCACCAGAGGTGGTATTGTTATTCACAATACAGCTGGTAGCGGTACCGCTCTTGATGACGGTAATGCCGTTGTTATGTATCCAACAGGAGTTGTTTCTGGTACAAAACCAGCAGGCTTACTACTTAATGATGTTGTAAATCTTGATCTAACAAGACAGCACATCAACTGGTATCGTGACGAAATTCAAGTTGGCGGAAAAGTCACACTTCTTCGTCAGGGTCAGGTAGTTACCGACTTGGTAACAGGCTCTCCAACAGTTGGTGCAGACGCTTATTATAACGCTTATGGTCTTCTAACAACAACAAGCACAAACAGTGTTAAGGTTGGCAGATTCCTCAGCGTAAAAGATGCAGATGGTTTCATTAAAGTAGATATCAATATCACCTGATAAGGGAGAAAAACATGTCAGCTAAAACTCAGAAATTTCAGCCTTCGCCTGAACTAACAGATCTTCTTGTTCGTTCTGGCTCACCAAATCGCGAAGTAGCTCTTGCTGCTAATGCAGAGTTTGCAAAAGCACTAGAGCTTCCATTGAGAAAAGGTCTTCTTAGTGGTGATATTCTAGATGGTATCTTCGAGCCAATTCAACTTGCTCAAAGTGCTACACCAGAATTTCCACTAGACTTTCTTGCTCCTGGAACAGAAAGAGACTTCGTAGCATACACAATTCCAAATCATGGCTATATTCCAGAGCGTCATGTTGAGAGTGATTATGTCATGGTTCCAACCTATGACATCGGATCCTCAATTGATTACCTCTTAAAATATGCCAGAGACGCTCGTTGGGACGTTGTTGGTCGTGCTATGGAAGTTCTAGAGGGTAGTTTTGTTAAGAAGATGAACGATGACGGTTGGCACACACTATTAGCAGCTTCTGTTGATCGTAATATCGTTGTTTATGATAGCGATGCTAATGCTAATCAATTCACCAAACGTCTTGTTAGCTTAATGAAAACTGTTATGCGTAGAAATGGTGGTGGTAATAGTGCTAGTAATAATCGTGGCCTATTAACAGACCTATACGTAAGTCCAGAAGCAATGGAAGACATTCGTAACTGGGGTATCGATCAAGTTGACGAAATTACTCGTCGTGAGATCTATACAGCAGCCGATGGCACTCTTAATAGAGTATTCGGTGTTAACCTTCATGATCTTGATGAGCTAGGTGTTGGACAAGAATATCAGCTATTCTATAGCAATGTTCTTAGTGGTACTCTACCAGCCAGCAAGAGTGAAATTGTTGTTGGTCTTGACCAACGTAAGAGCGACAGCTTTATAATGCCAGTTCGTGAACAGGTTCAGATCTATGAAGACGATACACTACATCGTCAAAAGAGAGCCGGTTTCTACGGATGGGCTGAACAAGGCTTTGCTGTTCTTGATAATCGTAGAGTTCTACTAGGCGCTCTCTGATTCTCAATCAGTTGTTAAATCTAAAGAAGAAGGCTAGCCTTATGGCTGGCCTTTTTTTTTAGGTGTATAAAATATTGTACCATCAACAATTTTATAAGGCATTACTATGGCAGCAAGCAAATATGATTTTGCTATAGAACAAGGTACGTCGTTTAAGATTAGTTTAATTTATAAAGATGCAGAAGGCAATCCTATAAATCTAACTAACTGGTGTGCTAGATTAATATGGAAAACTAATACTAATATTACTCAAACATTTAGTTCTGAAAATCCAGATTATAATGTTTATAAATTTGAGATAGACCCATCAGCTGGCAAATTGACCCTTATGATTCCAGCAGCAACAACGAATTCTTTTTCATTTAATTCAGCTAAATATGATCTTGAGCTTCAATCTCCTGATGATTTATATTCTGGAGGAGGTAGATATACAACAAGACTATTATTTGGTACTGTTACTATAGTTAAGAGATTTAGCCAAAGCACTACAGCATTGGAATGTGTAGTATGAGTGATTTTATAATCGAAATACTTGAACCTACAGTCAATATTATTGAAATAGAAACTAGTTATTTTGACCAAATTACAGACTCTATTGAAATAGAAAGATTTGATGCTTTTAATTTAGAAATTGTAAATACAGAAAAAATACTTTGGAGTGATTTACCAGATAATATTCCAGTTAGTAAAATTAGTGGATTAGATACTTATATAAGCACTTTTTTAAGTGATAATGCTACCGTTCATGTTGATGACCTAGTTTGGGGTAATAATAATATAGGTCTTAGTGGATACTTAAATCAATATATTTTTGACTGCGGAAACCCAATTTAATAAGAAAGAAACACCATGGCTGTAAATACAAGAATTCAATTTAGAAGAGGAACATCTTCACAATGGTCATCCGCCCTTAATGAATTAGGCAAAGGAATTCTTTATCAAGGCGAACTTGGATATGAAACTAATAGTGGTCGTTTTAAAATTGGAGATGGTAGTAAACACTGGAATGATCTTCCATATGCTGGAGGATCAGATATTGTTCCTGGCACTGGAATAGCAAGTGTATTTGATAGCGCAAATAATAAATATACTATACATAGTGTTATAGCTGCTAGTGGAGATGGAATATATTTATCAAAAACTAATTATACAGGAGATGGACTAACAACTCCTTCAGGAAGCTATTATCAAATTAGATTAGACGAAAGACTTCAAACACTATCTAATTTAGATAGTAGTGGTATTATTGTAGGAACTAATAGTAGTGGTGTTATAACTAGATCATTAGCTTCTGGAAATAATATTAACATTAGTAATGTTGATGGCGTATCTGCAAATCCAATTATATCTTTAAGTTCTAATATTACTGGATTAACCTCTTTAGATAGTGCTACTTTATCCGGCAACAATGTTTATGCTAAAAATTTATATATTAGTGAAAATATAGAGATAACTTTAGCAGCAGCTATACTTGCGCATGGCCCTGTTACTTTTAAAGCTAATCCATTTATAGTAGATGGAAGCGGAGTGTTTACTAGTGGATTATTTGTTGGTCCTAGCGGCTCGCCAACAGGAGTGAGTTTGGTCGGACATTCTCATTCTTGGTCTGATGTTACTGATTTGACAGGATTTTGTGATGATGTTGCAGATTGTGTTGATACTTCATTAGTAGCATCAACAGGATTACAGTTTAATTATAATAATTCTAATAATAGTTTAAATATAGCTCTTTCTGGCCAGTCATTAGCACTACATAATTTAAATACTGATGGTTTAATAGTTAGAGATAATGGAAATATATTTTCTAGAACTATAGTTGCAAGCGGATCTAATATATTAGTTGGAAGTGGAAATGGTGTTGGTGGTAATCCTAATGTGGGATTAAATCCTGACCTTTCAGTAAACAGCTTATCAACAACTACCACCGTTAATGTTGGTAGTGATCTTACAGTACAAGGGAATCTTGTTGTTAATGGAGATACTGTAACAACAAATGTTAGCACTATTAGAGTTGAAGATCCTACAATAAGATTAGGAGCTACAACAGGAGTTCTTAGTGATAGTGATACAAAGGATAGGGGCGTAGAATTTGTTTATAGAAAAAGTGGAACAGTACCTATTACAGGATTTTTTGGATATGATCATAGTGCTGATGCTTTTGTTTTTCTAAAAGACGCAGTAAATAATAGTGAAATTTATAGTGGAACATCTGGTCTTATAAATGTTGGAGGATTATATAGTGCTGGTGGTATTAGTGGTAGTATATTAACATCAACAGTTTCAACTCCTACTGCTCCTATCTCTGTTACTTCAACAACTCTTGTTGATAATTTAAATTCAGATCTTCTTGATGGACAACATGGATCTTACTATAGAGCTTGGAGTTCACTAACTGGAGTAGCAAGTCCAACATATACTATTTCATTAACTGGTGATGTTAGTGGTACTGTTACAACAAGCGCTACTCAACTAGGTAATAATGTTAGTATTAGTATTGGAACAACTCTTAACGGATCCGATGCTGTTCAACTAGGCGTTGAAACAACTGGACAATATTCTAAAACAGTATCAGTTGCTGGTACTGGACTAAGTGCTACGACAGCAAATGTTAATGATGGTACTGATTATACTATAACAAGTAATGCTACACCAGCTAATACTAATGAAACACTAGTTGCAAGAGATGGTGTTGATGGAGGATTTAGTGCAGGAACTATAAGAGCTACTTTATTTAGTGGTAATGGAAGTTCAGTTACTGGTATTAATGCTGGTAATATTACTGGAATAGCTAATCTACCATCCGGTGTTCTTCCTAGTCTATCTTCTGCTTTTAGCGTAAGTGCAGGAGGCAGTCCGTCCTCTAATTTTATTACAAATCTTAATGTTGACAG